ATGGGTCATCCATTGAGAAGATGCCGCGTACGTTCTGAGCACCGAACGGCATCGACAGCATCTCTTCGTACTGGTTTGGTGAGATTTCAGACAGCCACGTGTAGTCGTGCATCAATGTGACTGGTGGATTGCCTTGATTGGTTGATGGCAAGTAGTCCTCGATCGTGCCCTCGATCCACCCCATCTCCTGCTCTGAAACCTTTCTGGTGCCAAACACCTGCGAGTTGTAGAACAAATCACCAGCACTGACGTACTCATCCCAGTACTCAGGGTCTCCGGTGTTGTTGTCCGATTTGTGAATCTGATCGTCATCGAACTTCTTATAGTCCTTACTCATCGCGAACAGGGTCATCTGAGGACTATTGTCTGGCTCAGTGAGACGCAATGATGGTGGGGTCGCACCCTCGACACGAGAGTCAACCCGCTCACCTGATGCGATGCGTCGATCCTTCTCCTGATTGAGAGCCACATCAGCTGTATCGAAGTCCTGACCGTAGCCAACAGAGACCTGTATCTTGATGCTCTTGCCAGCCTCTTCCATTCGCGGCAGAGCGTTCACACGTGCGATAGCCTGCTCGACCATCGACTGGAGCTTGTCTGGGTCTGGGTGAGTGACGATAAACTCATCACCACCATACCTGTAAGACTCAGCGCCGCTGCCAAGAGATTCGATCTCTTTAGCCACCGTGCGCAGCAACTTCGTGCCAGCGCTGTGACTCATGTTGTCGTTGACCCACTTGAGAGCGTCAACGTCCAGTACGGCAACAGACTTCTTCTGCTCAACACCGTTGATCGTTACAGATTTATCCTTATCCTGATTCCACTTGCGCTTATTCCAGAGCCTCGTGTCATCGTCACGCATAACCTGATCCTCGAACTCCTGTTCGGTCAGGTTCTGGTAGGCATCACGAAGGTTGCTATCAACACGCCTGTCAGCGCCAGTGAAGCCAGCTTCCAGTTTATCCTTGAGGTCTGAAGCCTGAGTCGCCAGCTCTTCGAGACCACGTGCGCCACGCTGGGTGAGTATGAACTTTGTGCCTCTCTGGTCGAACGTGCCGTAGCCCATCTTCGACAACTCGTCGTACATCTCTGGATGAACTTCCTCGCCACGCTGGATAGCCTGCATCCCTTCGACCAGACGAGTGTTGTCCTCGATCGTGAAGACATCTCTCTCGACCTGTGCCTTGGCTGCTGCGCGTTCTGCCAGCGCCCTCTTCTCTTCTGCTGCCTGCTTCTTGGCAATCTGGCGAGCCTTGCGCCGCTTCGCAATCATTGCCAGATCGAGACGGTATCCATCAGCTCGCGCTTTGTGCTCAAGCAGCTTTTCTTTGTCGGCACCATTGCGTTCCATCAGCTCGTACGTTTCGGTACGAACCTTGTCGAATGCCTCAGCCTCCTTCTCCTGAAGGCGCTCAAGCTCGATCATCGCATCACGTTGATCCTGTGGTGAGGCATCGTTTGCGAACGAGGTGTTCGGTCCTTTCTTGTTCTGGAACTTCCAGCGCTCGTTGGCTGCGTTCATCCACGGCTGCGACAGATTAACCAACTTGTCGTAGTCCTTCGCTACACCAGCGCCCTTGTCACTACCGATACCAGATATTGCACCGTATGGTGCTGAGGTAAAGGCTGCTGCCGCCATCGCTTCGAGCACATCGTCAAAGACCTTCGCCTCTGGGTTGATACGCATGACTGCAAGGTTCGATGCGATCTGCTCAGTGCCTTCCTGAGCCATCTCCTGACCAGTCTCGTACAGGGCACCTCTACCCATCTGCGCGAGGATCGACTGCTTGGCTTGCTGTCGTCCAGCTGAGCGACCAACCGTCTGACCGTAAAACGCGCCCATGGGTGTACCAAGCAAAGCGCCAGAGATAACCATTGCCATCTCACCTGCGCTGTTGGCGTATGAGTAGCCAACGATCTGCTTGGCTTCTTCGGGTGTCATACCACCAGCAACGAGTCTTGAGTAGTGCTCGTTGTTAGCCCACATCTCATCACTGGTTTCGTTCTCGATGCGTCGATTCACCTCAGTGAAGACACCATCACGAATCATAGACATCTCTGCCATACCACCAGCTGCTGCGCCACCGATCGTGGCACCAGTCTTCTGAATCTTTTGAACCTCTTCCATGGTCTGAAGAGGTGTTCTCATGCTCCGGGTGTAGCGGCTTGCACCAACCATGCCGCCTCCCTTTGATGCACCAGCCATCAACAGAAGCATCGGACCTTGCTGCAAGGTGGTGTGCAGGATTCCCTTCCAGCTCTTGGTGTCGTCACCAGAGAACCATGTCAATGGGTTCTTCGTTGCCTCTGGGTTGATGAAGGTCTTCTGCTCCTGCTCCTGCATCTCGTCTGTGTATTCGAGGTACAGTTCATCGAGAGCCTTGGCAGCTGCTTCTGCTTTCTCCCTACTATCTACACCAGTGCTCTCCATGATTGGTCGAGCGATACCTTCGTACATCGCCTGACCATCGAGCTTAAAGACACCAACAGCGCCAGTGAGCACGTTAGCCTTGTTGCTTCTCAGGCTACCGCTGATTAACTCATAGGCACCCTCGAACGCAGGCGCACCTGTAGGCTCGCCAGCCTCTCTAGGCTCTTCACCTGTGACGAGATTGGATAACCCCGGTGAGCCGTCGCGATCCTTGTCTCCCTCACGGAAGCCCATCATCTCGCGCAGCATGTTGTTCCACACGAAACGCTTACCGAGGAACCCTTCGCCGGTCGTGCCGTAAAAATCGGTAGCGGCATTATTGAGTTCAAACCAGTCCATCTTGTCGATCTTCTTGCCAGCGATCTTCTCGATGCCTGCGATGTCTGGTTCAGTCAACTGCTCAGCGACCTTATTCTTAGTTTGATCCCTGAAGTCGCGCTCTTTTTCAGCACGGATCATCGGACCCTTGGCAATCATCGAAGCGCCGATCTTGATGTCGGTGCCTACGTCTCCAAGGAAGCCTGTGTTTTGATCTGTGTCTGGAAGCTCTTCGCCGCGAGCAAGAGCCATCTCTTCTTCAAACGTCCGTGGACGCTCAGGAGTGAGATCACTACGAGATGTTTCGCCAATTGCTGGAACCTCACCAGCGCCAAGAGCAGGCACCTCGGCAGGCGGCTCTTCTTCAGGCTCGATCTGCTGGGTGACTTCTTCTTCTCTGCGACTCAGGCTCTCTCGTGCCCTCGCCATCTCTTCTTCAAAGCTAAGCTCTTCAGCCATGGGTTACCACCCTACCGCTTCTTTTCGACTTGCGACGTACTCGTCCCACTGCTCTGGTGTGTAATGTGATGGCTTATCCTTCAGCCACTCATAGGCATCAGGCTCACCACCTTGGTTCAAAGCGCCACCACCTTGTGCTGGACCTCGATCCTCTGGTGGAATACCAAGGATGGAAAGCGTCTCATCCATGTACGCTCTTTTAAGGTCTGCAATATCAGCCTTCTTGACATCACGCTTGGTGTACGTTTTTCCACCAATTGTGATTGTCGCGTCAGCGTCACGTTCAAATGCGTTCCATGACGATACCGCAATCTCTTTTGCTCGCTGAGGGTCTTGTCCGAGCAGGATAATCCTGTCAGCTTTTTCTGGTGACATACCTCCAGCAACAAGTCGGTCGATCTTCCACTTGTCAGTTGGTGGTCTTCCAGCAAGAGCGGACGGCATCACCCTCTCCATTTTTCCTGTTTCCGGGTTCAGCTTTTCCATGTATTCCCACTTGCCGTCTCTCCATTCCATGACACCTTCCTGAGTGTCCTTGGTATCAGAACCCTTCTTGCTCGCAGTAAGAGCTGCGGTCGAAGCGCTCAGATCAGCACGAGCCATATCGCCAGCCAACTTCTCCTGCTCAACACCACGCTGGTAGTCCTGCTCCTTACGAGCCTGCACACCCTGAAGTGCGCCTGAGCCTGCTGCACCGAGAGCTGCTGCGCTGCCCATGGTTTCGCCAGCCATCATCGCTCGCATCCCGAAGTCCATCAGCACCATGCCGAAGTCTTCCTTGGGAATGACATTGAAGATGTTCTTCCAGCGATCCCTGAGATTGGTGTACGTCTTCTTGTCTATCGCGCCCTCTTTCTCCAGCTGCTTGAGGCGCTTCAGGTTGTCGTTCTTCAGCTGATTCAAAGCCTTCTCTGGGTTGGCACCCCAAGCGTCAAGGCTCTCATTGAGCTTGACCTTCTGATCAGCAATTTTAGCGGTTGATACATCAGGGTCACTTAGTGCAGGACCATCTGGTGCTTTGCCGTTCGCCACATTCGCAGCCGACTTCTCAAGCTCTTCCACCTGACCAATGCCCATTTGGTCGGTCTTATCGGTTGGCATACCACCGGGACTAACCCAATCGGGACCACCAGATTGGGGTGGAGAGTCAGGACCAGACCCACCAGCCCCTGTTGTATCGTTTGCTGGTGCTGCCGCAGGGGTGCTGGCAACTTCCGGTACGGCACTGCCGGGGGTGGCAGGTCTGGTGTTCTGTTGTTCGTCTGCGTACGCTTTTGCAGCCATTCCAGCCTGAGAGATTGAGTCGCGAATACCCATGATTTAGCCTCCAATTGGGGCTGGCGTTGAAAGGATGGTCTGCAAGCCGGATGCGTCTGGCTGTGACCAATTAGTGTTGGTGCCAACCTGACCGACAGCGCCTGCTGCCGCTCCTGCTGGATTAAAGAAAGCACCAACCAGTGTTGCGGCAATACCCAGAGCCTGAGCCACCTCGCCACCGCTAGTCTCTTCGGTCGATGTATGCTTGGTTGAGTAGGAACCCCTTGTGCCTTCCAGTGCTGCGATCAGACCACCAAGGTTGCGGAAGTCCCAGTCTCGGTTCTCGATGAACTGGTTGTAGTCAAAGTCGCGCATTGCCTGCTGGATACCACGGTCGGTGGCACCAGTTGTCATCAGGGTATGGATGTCTGTCTTTCTCGCATTGGTGATAGCATCACCGATCTGCATGAAGCGCCCAGCGCCCTGCATATCTCTGGCTCGCTCATCACCCCAGATGTTGACGGCACTCTCGTACGCTTTGGCGTAGCCCTCACCGTAGAGGTCCTTGACACCCTGTAGGGTCTTCTCACGGTTCTCAGAGCGCATGAGAGCCGCTCTACTACCACCAAAGGCATCCATAGATGCAGCTCTTGAATCCAGCTCAGCAGCGCCTCTCGCGCCTTCCTCGCGTATCTCACGAGCTGCTGGGTCCAGTGCGCCCTTAATGTACGGATTCATGTACTCAGACATGTCAGCATCGCGGAACTGCTCAGTTCCACGTCTCGCCAGCGCCGCGCCTTCCTGATAGTACGGATCGCCAACGCCTGTCTCACGAGCAAGGTCCATGCCCATCTGCTCGTTCTGCGACAGACCAGCTACGCGCTCGCCTGTATATGCCTCGTACTGCTGGTTGCCGATACGACGACCAATAGTCATCGCATCCTTGGCACCACCTTCAACCCACTCAGGCGGCTTGTATGTCTGAGTCGTTTTCTTTTTCTTGCTGCCCACTGACTTCACTCCTACTTGGACGAATGAAATCTCCACCGATGTACTTGTAGCCGTGGTGCTGGAACACCTTGTCCTTCAAGAATACATCTCGGTCAGCCGAGGAAACACCTGCAAGAATGGGCGCATCGTGTTGATCAGCGTAGGCATGACAAGCCTTGATCAGCGCCTCGAAAGCTCCACCCTTGCGGAACTTCTTCTGCACGTATAACCACTCCAAGTACATGTACCACTTGGGTGACCATGGAAATTGATAGTTAGTGAGAGCCAATGTTCCCACCAGTCTGCCAGACACATCTGCAACGATAACGTACCCGTTCGTGAGGGTCTGTGTGATCCAGTTCAAGCCTAAGCTCTGATCGACTGGTGGGTAAGCGCCTGCTTCGTCGTGTGCGGCTGTGAGCAGCCGTACCAGATTCGACGTGTCCAAGGGCTTAGCCGGTCTGATCTTGATCGTAGTCATTTTACCCCTTCTTAGTAACTTTTTGCCACTGATTGATAATTCCGACTCGAAGCCGGTCCTCGTACTCAGGTGGGATGAGCGCCACAATGAGCGCCCCTGCCACCAATCCTAACCAAAACATACGTCCTCCTTACACTGGTGTATTCACCGTTGTGCCAGCACCGTCTACCCAGACCGCGCCGTCTGTATTGCCTGTTGCATAGACCGGGTTGTCGGTCGTCGTATTGTAAACTACAGCTCCTTGTATCTTACCTGCGTCGGTGTTGATTGCATTCGCGATGGCGTTAAGCTCAGTATCTGTGGCGGTCCTGAGCTGAAGGTATCCATCAGTCGATACGTTAGTGGCAGTCACCACATCAAAGTCAGCGTCAACAGTACCAGCCTGAATAGACGTAAGGCTGGTGATGTTCCAATCAGTCGTGTTGGTAAAGGCAGTGTTAAAATCCGTCCCATCATGACTGAACGTAGCACTGTCGGCATCAGAAGAATCGAGAATTACAAGCTCTGCCCCGTCTCTGACCCAGAAGTCAGTGTTGTTGACGACCTCCCACCTTGCGTTCGCCTGCAAGGAGCCGATGTTCGCATTGTTACCAGACCGGGTTATCTGGATTGCGTTATTACCTGCTGAGTACGCATCACTGAAGGGTGTCAGCCTAAAGTTGCCAGCCACATTTGCGAACGACCATATACCAGTATTTGCTGCTGCGTTGTCGTCAATGATATCAAGGCGAGGCTGGTTGTTTGTAAGCACCATCGTCGCTGTACTGCCACTGGCAAGCTGACTGAAGATAGCATCCCCGGACACAGTTATACCACCAGTTACATCGAGATCGGTGCCATCCCAAGTGAGGTTGGCTGAACCTTCAATGTCATCAGCTGTGGTCGCGCCCACTGCGACTTGGTTGTCAGTGATCGAGCCGCCGATGCCGCCACCACCTGCCGCCTCCAGTGAGATCAGCCCAGATACGTCGTCATACGTAAGGACGAAGTTGTCCTGACCAGCGCCGACAGTCTGGTCCACATCGAAGCTGTAGTTGGCGACATTAAAGCCTGCGAGTCCGGTGACATTCCAGTCGGTCGTGTTGGTAAACACAGTATTAAAGTCAATACCATCGTGACTGAAGTCAGCAGAGTCATTATCAGTGCTGTTATAGATAACCAGAGAGCTGCCGTCATGCACCTCTATATTATTATTTGCCCAAATAGCTGTTCCAAAAAGAACCTGATCAATAGCCCCTGCTCCTATTGATGCAAAAACAGCTGTGTCCGAATTAACCTGCATTCGCAACGCATATTTGGTAGAGCTTTGCTCACCCCATAGCTCAAGATACGCCGTAGAATTACTACCGTAAATAGTAGAATCCTCGCCTATAAAAAATTGCGTGTTGCCAGCCGTATTCTTATTAAACCTAATCTGTTGGTGACCAAGAAATTCAAGGTTGTCTGATGTGACAGATGACTCAAAAGTGACGGTTGCAGCATTTCTACTCATTGTATAGCTGGATGTATTGTCAGTGTGGAATAGACGCAGCGCTCCACCGTCATGAATATCTACATTGGTAATGTTGTTGAGGTTCCAGTCGGTGGTGTTGACAAAGGATGTATTAAAATCCGTACCATCATGACTAAACGCAGCTGAGTCAGCGCCTGTGGCATCGTAAATTCTGTAGGTTCCGTCGATACCCCAATCAAACAGGGTAACCGCACCAAGACGGTAATCAGCAAACAATGATGCACCCGGACTCAGCGTATCCGTCATGGTCATCTGGAAGCCAGTGTCAGCTCCAGACGTTGCTTTGTTGGTGGTGTAGTCAAGCGACAGCGCAACCTCGTCACCAGTTGCATCATCGAGCGTCGTGGTTATTGCAAGGTCGTTATTGAGCGTGCTGATGCCATCGACGTTCAGCGTACTATCGAGGTCAACAGCGCCTGTCACATTAACGACACCAGTACCATTAGGGGTAATAATTACACTACCGTTTGTAACTTGATTGAGCACGTACAGATCGTCTGTGGCCGAGTACCCAACGAAGCCCCTGTCGGTGCCGTTCAGCCACGAGAAGCGAACAATGTTGACTGCATTATCAGCATTAGTGGCGCTGTGTATATCAAGCCCCTGAGTGCCAAACTCTGCCTTCAGGTTGTTGTTGACATAGATGTCAACACCACCGTTCTTTGCAGTGAGTCCAAGTGCTCCATCATTGACGTAAAGGTCAACTTGTCCGACGGCTTTGATGTTGGTGTTGGCGTTTGGGTAGGCTTGCAGGTAATCCTTCAGGGTGCCTGCTGAGTCGCGATACTCGAACTGTGCTGGACCGTTCCACATTTCATTGCGAAGCCCAAAGATGTTGCCAGCGAAGTAACCGACCGCACCAATCTGGTCAGTATAGTCAATGTCCCAGAACTGCAACTGGGATGTTGGTGTCTCCGTGGTAGGTGGTGTCGCTGTAGTTATGTCAGCACCGAGCCGGACAAAACTGTCAGCCTCTGTAATTCCTTTTATCTTCAGCGTGTCCTGTAGAACAGCCGCACCATCAACATTCAGCGTACCGTCAATGTCAGTCGATGCTGATGTGATTTTGGCTGTCAGTCCGTCGATCTGTGTTGGGTAGACAGGATCACCAACCACAAAGCCAGAGAAGAAACCAGACGACCCATCATACGGTCCAGTATCAAGCGTGTAGCTCGCACCAGTGTATCGAGCAACTCCCTTGGTGATACGAACATTGTCCATATACCAAATTGAGATGCCAGAATTGTTAATCATCTCAAGGGACCCGCTACCACCAAAGAATACAGACGTACCTACATTCTTAGTTGTACCAACCTGAGTGCCCTCAACGTAGTAGCGTAGGTCTGCACCGTTACGACAAATGGCTACCCTGTACCACGCTCCAACTGTAAAGCCGGGAGTCGCAGTTCCCGCAAGGGTGTAGCCAGTCCCGTTGGTTGAGTAGGCAAAATCAATTCGGTCGATATTGGCACCAACGCCGACAGTTACATACCAGCTCAGATTGGACCCACCAGTAATACCTCCTCTTACCAGTGGGTACTGTGTTCCTGACTGCACCTCTGAATAGAAATCAAACTCAATTGTGAAATCACCACCAGCAAAATCAAAGTCGGCACTGGTTCCAGTTTGAGTCCAGATTCCAAAATTAACTCCGCTTGGGTAATGCGTCCTGAGTGAGCGAGTCCCGAAGTACGCCTGATTCGTACTAACCTCAGCGGTGCCAGCCCCAGTGCTGGTGAAGGTGTGGTTGCCTATGTCTGATGTGATTGAGGTTGCACCATCAACCGCTGTCTCGCCTGTAAGCAGCATCACAACACTGCCGATGTCGGGGTCAGCCTGTAAGCCAGCGTCTTCGAGAACAAGCAGCTCTACACTTACCTCAGATGCGTTCCTCCAGTTGATCGAGTGACCCAGTGCAAGCTGGAGATAATCATCAACCGGGTTCCACTGTAGGTCGGTCGCAGTGGTGTGCCAGTTCTCACCATCCGCATTGAACAGTAGGTCGTACTGGTTCTGTGTGGCAATGTCGGTGTCATCAAGATCGAGCAGCGTGTTTGCACCGGCACCTGCCTGCGGTAATGACTCCCATCGACCAGTGGAATTCACATAGGTAAGCGCATCACCATCGTTTGGTGTCGGGATATACACATCACTGTGCGAACCGAGCGTGTGAGACCCACCAGAAGTACCGGGCACAAAATCATTGCCATCCCAGATGAGCGTCTCACCAATAGCTGGAGAGCCGTCAACATCATCCAGATCGAAGATGCTCGACGGCACATTCGCATCGAAGTCGGTGATGTCAGCAACGACATGTGTGTGGTTCAGTGGGGCATAGAGGTTGTCGAGATCACCATCAACCGTGGTGCTGGGAATAACTGAGCCGACATCCTCCAAAGACTGAAGACGATACTCAAGCGCAGCGACGAGCTGCCGCATATCGTACGGCTTTATCGGTCCCTCTTCACGAAAGGACGGAAGCGCAACTCTCTGTCTCGTCATCCTCGTCTACCGTGTGGACCTGCCCTTCCTCTCCAGACTCCCATGCGCCACTTGTCGCCTGTATCGTTGGACGACACCCTGATTGCAACCTGACGAGCACGTATTCTGGTTGATACCTTTCGCGTCGTCGCATCAACCGTGTACGGACCTTTGGTTATTCTGTCAGCAGCTGGGTACTTCCTCCCGGTGAGTTCCACATCAACGCTACCTTCGAGCGTCAGGAAGTCAGGGATGAGTTGGTCAACGTGCATTAGCTCTTCACCAGCGTTTGGTATTTCCATATCGAACGACTCAATATGGCTTTCCATGCCGACACCGTTGGCATCAGTGCCTGTTTCGTGCTCGTAAATATAGCCGTCAGCACCAGTCGCGTACGGCTTCTCAAACAATGGTGAGCGGTCAGCCCATGCTGTACGCGCCATCTTGCCGGTTGCCCATGAACCCTCTTCATAATTGAACATCACATATCGGTTTACCTCAATCGGACTGATGTCAAAATCAGTCGCAGTAAGCACACCAATAGGACCAGCCGCAATATTATAAAAGCGATAAAGATCGTTTACAGTACCGGGTGCTTGATGCAGCCCAAAAGTTCCTGAAGCAAACTGAGTAAGCTCGGTTGCGTCCAGTGCAAACTGGAACGCCTGCACGCCATCCACGTATAGCGTCAGTGTAGGTGTATTGAACTGAGCGGTCAGGACGTACTTCGTGCCAAGCGCCATGGCAGAGCCTGTCAGCGTCGTGAAGTCCACCGTGTTGGAGCCTTGGTTGGTAGGCACCGCTACACCGGCTGCTGTCTTCTTCCAGACCTCCACCCGGTTGTCATCATAGTTCAGCTCGAACATCAGCTGCTGAGCATCGTCAGCGTCCGTCTCTCCCTGACCATTCAGATCAGTTCTGAGGAAACAGATGCCTGCTCTGCCAACACCAGCGCCAATAAGAGGATTCACATCCAGCTCGACTGCGTACTCACTCTCAGTGGGTGTCAGGATCGGCTCGTCGTTGGTTAGTAAGTAATCATGCTCGTAGTTGTTATCAGCTACAGCAGCAACCTCAGTGTAGCCAGCCGAGTTGAACCCGTAGGAATAACCGATCGAGGATGGTGAGCCACCAACCGTTACGTAGTCAGATGGGATGGTGACTGACGAGACGTTGCCAAACCTCGCACACTTGGTTACACGAACATCATCTACATAGCCGTCGAGCACCTGTGTGAATACCTGAGTGCTTGCGTTATCCCAAGCACCAATTGTGATTGGCACGCCTGCCACGTTGCTCGATGGGTTGTTGTTGCTCAGGGTTTGCGACACCCGACTAGCGGTCCCACCAGAAGCCAGCCCAAAGAAAATATCGACGTAATAGTTGGCACCGTTCAGACGACGCTGGGCTGAGAAGTAATACCATGCACCTGTTGAGGGAGGGGCTATAACACCAACTGGTGTGTTGCCGAATCCAAATCGAGCCTCAATCTGATAGAGACTTCCGTTCAGATTGCCAAACCTGACCTCGAAGTTACTAACATCCGTATTCGCCTGATTGACCCACTGCCAGTCAGTACCGGCTCCCACTGGTAATGAGTTGAGATAGACAAAACCCTCAACCGTCACCTCGTCCGTACTCAGCAGCTGTGTAGAGGTTGGGCTGCTAACCTGAATGCCGTCAGATGTACCATCAAACACGACTGCCGATGAGCCGTAGTTTGCCTGTGCTGTGGATATTTGGGCATTGCCGTAGAACGTATGGGTGAGTGACTGCTTCAACTCAGTGTATGAGGTCTGCCCGTTAGTGCCCTCGTACTTCGCGAGATAAATAACATCATCCCAGCACGGGTCACCAATGATCGGATCGTTGTTGGCAAGCTCGTAACCCGGTGGAAGCCTCAGATCAAATGCTTGCTGTACCCATGCCTCTGGGTCGTACGATGGATAGAACCACCAGACCTCGTTGAACTCACGGTTCAACCCACCGTACACCTTGTCACGCTGATCGACGTTGATGTAGTCGTACACAAGATTGCGCACATCACACGGCAGCACCTTGACGATACCATCGTAGATGTGGAAGTCAGACTCAGCCATGAAGACCACGCGAGCGTCGATCGGCACAGCGGCATTTGGACCCAGTATCGAGACATTCTCACCAACCGTATTCAATCCGAACACATCGAAGCCACCGAAGAACGGCATGGTGTGGACGCTGACATCAGTGAATACGACCGTCTCAAGGCGTGAGCGTACACCTGTGACGATTTTGGACCCTGAGTAGAGTCTGAGGTCGCCTGATGTGTTGGTGCTCGTAGGCACCCAGTCATTCAGGTCCTCAGTCGATGACCAGCGAATCAGTAGAGGATCGAACTTGTCATTGAAGTAATCGAAGGCTCCCAGAGCAATCACGTGACGATCTCTCTGCGAGACGATCATAGCCTCGTTCGTGGGTGGCGCATCACCACCAAACGGTGCTGCTCGTGTGCCGGTGCCCTTGGAGCGATCCCACCAGTACATAGCTCCACCACGTGGACAGGCGAGAAGGTCCTCGCCCCACGTATCCAGAGACCACGTACGAATCCCCAGAACGAGCGTTGAGCCTGTTCGAGCGTTACCGTAGCCCTCTCGACCGTATGGGCCTGTGCCGTAGCCTGTGGCTGTCACAGCCGTGTTCGCACCTGCACTTATCTGGTACTCAGCGACAACTGCTGTACCACCCTCACCAGAGCCACCAGTAGCCGCTGTCCCTGCGTTGGTTATTTCATAGTTGTCAGGGTCGATGATCGTGTCGATCACGTACTCACCATCGAAGGTCAGTCCACTGGACGCACCTACGATAGTGTTCGAGAACGTCACGTAGTCGCCTTCCTGCGCTCCACTGTTTATATCAGTGACGCGCACACGTGACTCACCAGTGAACGTCTCAAACGGAGCTACCAGCGTCTCAGTGCGCCTCAGTGGAGTGATGTCGTACAGGGTGCCGTCTTGCCACAAGTACAGCTTGATGTCAGTAGCAATTGCCACCCATCGCTTTGAATCAAGAGATGACCAATCCTTCAGGCGACGACAGGTGCCAATAAATTGTGGATCAACCTGAGACCAACCACCGACCTTCTCAGCCAGCCCCTTGCGAAAGCGAACCTTGTCCATCGAGTACCAGCGACCCACAGCGCCACGCTCTGACTGCTCAGTGTACTGACCAGCGCCGATTGGCAAATCGAAGACCGTCTTCTCTGTCATTATTAAGGCTCGTAAACTACTACTGCTTTGAGTCTGCCGCCAGCAGTCGGCAGCGTCTCATCAGTACGTCTTATTTCGTAAATTGCACCAGCGTTCTGTGATGAGGCAGCTGTAGCGAATGTCCATGTCTTAGTGCCGCTGCTTAGTGGAAGCCAATCATTGTCAGTACCGGCGCTAACATCCCACGTACCAGCCTTTGTATCAGAGGTCAGGCGAACCTCATAGTTAGCCGCAGTAAATGCGTTGCCGCTCCAGAATGAAGTGGTTGTGTTGCCAGTGTCGCTGTTGATCTTGGTGAGGTCTCCATCGGTCTCGAACGTAAAGCCATAAGTCTCGCTTGCGTGACCGATTCCGACATGGAACCCAGAGATGCTCACATCACCGAGAACGAGGTTGCCGTCAGTTTCGCCCTTAATCCTGTTCTCTGTTCGCAGGGTTGCTTGACTCTTCGCGCCTGTGAACGTAGCAACCGCTCCACTTAGTGGTGAGAATGCTGAACCACCACTACCTCTGGAGCCACCATTACCTCTTAAATTATTGACTCCAAGTGGGTTATTGGTTGGATTGGCGTGCTGCCCATATTCACCAGCAAGACCCCAGCCACCACCATCACCACCATCATTGGTAAGAGATGTGCCGCCTGACCCACCGTTACCGGCTGCTGTTTGACTGCCTGCGGTTCCAGCGCTTGCTATCGGCGTGCCGGTTGGATCGCCAGCCGCGCCTCCAGCTGCATCACCCCAGCCAATGCCGCCGCCTCCACCACCACCCGGAGTGCCACCACTACCAGCGTCGTAGCTACCACCACCAGCGCCACCACCACCACCGAGCAAAAAGCCGTCATCAATATCAATGTCGATGTTGAGGGCTGATACGATTGCAGCGCCACCAGCGCCGCCCTTACTGCCAGCTGTTCCGGTCGCGCCGTTATCATCGCCTCCAGCACCACCTGCACCACCCTCACCAATGAAGCGACCACCATTAGTTCCCACAAACGTGAACGTGCTGGCAGGATCAAATGATGAGCTGATAAAGATAGCGGCAACATCAGCGTTGTCAGCCGTAATGGTGACCTCTACCGCAATGGAAGGAGAGCCTAGATAGGCGAACAAGTCACCGATGTAGGTATCGGATGTGAAGGTGAGACTAGCGACCCCGCTGCCGCCAAACAATGAAAGCGGTGTGCGCCACATTAAACAGCCACCAAGTCCTTAATGATTGAAACGACCCACCGAGAACCAGTACTGAGTCCGGTGACATACTCAAATCCAAGGTAGTCGATTGCGCCAAACGTGGTTGATAACACCGGAGCGCCACCCTGTGCAATGTAGATGTTTGGAGTAGCGAAAGTGATTGTGTGCGGTGCCCCAACACCCTGCTCGATAAGTAAGCTGAACTGCTGACCGTTCGTCGCATTTGTTGGGGCAGGCATTGTGAAACCAGCAGTCGTCAAGTGGTAGAAGGCGTTGCTGTCCGCACAGTTGATATTCAGGTTACCCGTGTCGAGCGTCACCGCTGTGCGTTGAGTTACCTGACCCTTGGTGAAAGTCTGCGCTACAGCCTTTTGAGCGAAGTCCGCACCTGCAACACCGATCAGCGCATCTGAGTTTGCTGCAAGAGTTGCGTTAGCTGCGGTTACTGCGGTCGCGGCTGAAGCTGCAATCACGTTAGTGCCGTCACAGAAAACCCACTGCGCTTCACCAGCAATCACAACGGGTCCGGTGCCAGCCACAGTCTTAACGGTAACATCCCCATCTGAGGTGTTAGCCACCAAGTACACCTTGCTGCGGGTTGGCACGATGACATTACGTGCGCCACCGGGCGATCCGTTCAGATCAAGGATTGCGTACCGGGCACCGTTGGCTGCTGTTGGTCCACCGGCTGTATCATCGAGCGTGTAGTCCTGCGCGACCGTTATATCGACATCAGCAGCACCAGCGATTCCGTCCTCCAGAAGTTGGAGTGCGCTGTCATTGAGAATGGTTCCCCATGTATCCGGGTTTTCATCCAGTGCTTGTAACGTCAGCTTGAGAAGTGGGCTAGTGGTTGACATGTCTTACCTCTGATTGGTCGGTGACGCTGGCACTTCCATCGGTGTCAGGTTGTAGCGTTGTTGCAGCAGCGTGTACGTCTCGCGTTTCGCCACAGGCAGCAACTCCGTGTACTGCGTCTTCCACATCTCAATGCGATCATCAGACTTCAGGAAGCCCTCGGATTCTGCCATACACGCCTTGAAGAGCATATCGCTCTGGTGCAATGACAGCCACGTGGTTGTCGCTGTGCCACCAGTGCCATCACCAAGACGTGTCGGTCGCGTCGTTCCTCTCGTGTTGAGGGTGTACACGGCATCAGGAATGGGAGCAACAGCCCAGTTGGTCTCGTCCAGCTCACAGTAGAATCTTGGCGCTGCCTCTGCTGCCGGGTCTTGGTAGTCCCTGATCCAGTCAGGCGAACGCAGTTCGAGGAAGGTGCGAGTACCTGCATTGTCGTACCACAGGGACTGGAAGCTCACCAGCTCAGTATCTGCCACCGGCTTAACAACCAGCTCATTGGACTGCACGGTCGGTGTCGTGTCCTCACTGGTGAAGATGCCGAGATCGAGATCACGCCACAGGCGCATCTCACCGAGGTTGATGATGTCGTCCATTGACGCTTGGAACTCAAGGTCATCATCCTCTTCCCATGCCTGTAGCTTGGCAACGAGTTCGGCATAAGTCATGTTGCTCATTAGCCAGCCTCAATGTAGAAGTTGTTCGAGATAGCCGCAGCCCCAACGAACGGAGTCGTGAATGGGATACGGAAGGTTGGTGAGTCGCTTTCCGACGCAATTCGCGAGATATGCCACGCACCACCACCATCCAGCTCAATGAAGAGCCAGTCACCGATCGTGTAGATCAGAGCCTCGTTTGGCACAATATGTGTCTCACCACCGCTCATTGCGGTCGCAATCGTGCCCACAGGCGACGTGACAGGCGCTACAGGGGCTGGAGACGGCGCTTCAGCATCACCGGAGTCCGTTGGTATGGAAATCTCTGGTGCAGGGCGATACAGAGCCACAGGATCGGTCACAACCACAGGTATCTCCTGCGGGTGCTTCGGCTCCCACCAGTCCGGGTGGACCAGCAGACCCTCTACATGACCGTCTTCCACGAGGTCGCGATAGCGCATCTTCTGCCCTGAGCGCTGGCATTCCGCTATTGCGTTCCTACCCTTGGCATATTGCTTGGTCATCTATACGACTTCGCACTCCCTCTCCTGCGCCGATGACTCGATGTTGGAACGATCCTCACATCACCACGCTCGCGCACAGCGTTCTGGGCATCGTTGAATGAGATTTGTGCCTTGCCGTACAGCGCCTGCTCCAGCTCCGGTGGCGCGAACTTCTCTGCCAGACGGAATGCCAGACCATAGGCGAATGCGTCGTACATGTAGTCGTGGATGTCAGCAGTGTCAGACGCAGTGATCGAGTCCTCGAACTTACGCACTGCACTGAAGATCAGCTCGTCGGTACTGTTCTCTGGAACTGTCCAGAGCGTCATTTCAATACCGTCACGCTGCTTGTCGATGAACACCCGGTCGGGTCGTCCTTCGATTGTCTTCTCTGGGATATTCAGGTACTCGTCACGACTCATGAATACGACAGGCGTATCCACACCATCACGTCGCAACACAACGTCGATGATGTCAACGATATTGACACCACCTACATCGAGATCGAAGTCGGTGCCTGCAACGTAAGTGGCTTGACCCTGAACCAGCGTCAGCGTGTCCGTACGAATACGGAAATCGTGATAGTCCTTGGTCGCCCAGTCAGTCAGCATGAAGCGCATGGAACGACGCGCAGAAAGAATGTGGCGAGCAGTTATGTTCGCCGGATCAATCCGCGCTCGTTCCAGTGCCTCATCGACCAGCTCTGCGAGATCGGGATTAAAGATGTACGTCCCTGATGTCGCCATGAGCTTATCCTTGTGCGATCGTGTAGCTTACCGAGCCAGTACCAGCCGTGATGTTGATCCGAACAGCGAAGATCGGCTTGTCTGAAATCGCCACAGAAGCGTCAACACTTCCGCTTGCAATCTCGTTATCCCAGTCTGCTGCTGTCGGAGCAACGTAGCGCCCCGGATCGGATGGCTGCACGACATTGACCGCTGCCTGCGCAGCTGCATCGTACGTGATGTTCTGAGCGGTCGAGTCAACCGTGAAGGTGACTGTGCCGTTCGCAACAACATGTATCCTCGTATCGTCAAGGAACGTCTCAACAATAACGTAGGTCGCACCAGTCCCATCTGGTGTAGTGCCGGTGTAGGGGCGTTTACGGGAATGTCCCATGTCTCACCCCCTTAGTCGTTCGCTACGCCGTCATCATCAAATGTGTACGTGATGTACGCTGTGATGTTGCCGGTGCCAGCTGTGCCAGTACCATCGTCACCAGCTGAAATCTCAGCCGCTTCGGTAAGGGCTACGCCAGCCAACGCACCAAGACCACCAGTAACGAGCTGCTGAGTCGTGGTCGAAACCGCGCCATCAACAATGCCATCAGGATCAGGTGTTGCGGTTAGCAAACCAATATCGAATGCCGGTGTCGTACCACCAGTGTGCCCTGACACGATGTCCACCTGAGTGATAATCGCGCCAATTGGCAGAAACTTGCCAGTACCCGTTGTGTTGGCTGCTGCTCCATCAAACGTGACAGCAAGCATCACCGGAACTACCGCTGCTGTTGCTGTGCGCCTGTGGTCTCCGTGGGCACGCCAATACCCACTAACTGTGCTTCTCTTTCCCATCTGTCTGTCTCCAGTCTCTTACGAGTCTTCAGGGTTGAGAGAGGGGGCACGAAGCCCCCTCAACTCAGGTTGGCTTACGTGTTGCCAGAACTTGCGAAAGCGCCACGATAGTCAGACCAGCCGAACGAGTAGCGTTCGCGAGCTTTGTACCGCATGTTGCCAGTCTCAAAGTCACCCTCGATACCACGTTGGATGTTCTTTCTGATCATGTGCTTCAGACCGTCCTGCTGATCCGTAATGAGGTGCCACGCATTGGCATCCGTCAAACGATGGTTCTTGAAGCAACCACCGGGGATCATCCCCATCTTCTTCATGGCGTTTACGTCATTGTCAGCCGTACCGGGACGGTATGGAGACATCAACAGTCGTTCTGCCACAAACATCAGATCGGGTGGAACAATCAGTTTCTGGGCACGTACAGCGATCGGGATGCTGCGCTCGTCCACGAACTTGCTGATTGCGATCATCGCTTCCTCAAGGGAAGTTTCAGACAGGTCAGCCTGTGTCGTAAACGTGTTCGCCTGCGTGCCACCACCGAAGAGTGGATGAGCCGTGCTAAACAGTTCAACTCCGTCGCCGCCCGGATAGGCATTGTCGAAGCCGTTGTTCAGTACTGCTGCACCTTTAACTTCCTTGGTGTGCTGCATCGAACGGGCAAGCGCCTTGCTGTACTTGCTGCCGATTGAGCCGTAGAGATTGTCTTCCTCAGCCTCTTCCGTGAGTGCGAACGCAAGAGCGATCGTCTCATGGACGTAGCGAGAGACGAATGCTTCGCCGCCCTGATCATAGCTGACCGGAGCGCCTTCTGGCTTAACAGGCGCACCTGCCAGACCAGCAAGCAGTACATCTTCCTCGTACGCTTTGGTTGAGTTCTCTACTGCGAAAATAGGTCTCCATTCCTGTTCGTAACGCTTGTACTCCATTCCGAACACTGTGTTGAGACCTTCCTGTAGCTGCTTACGAAAGCGAGCGCGATTCATGATAGCCATTATTTACGCTCCTTTAAGTCGTAGGCTTGGCAGCTTCAAGAACTGCTTCGTTGAAGACCACTTCGACCTTCGCATTAGCACCGTACTCTGCTGGGAAAATCCCATCAGGTGCGGAAGCGAGACCGAGAGTCAGGAACTGACCAGTAGCGCCGAACGTCGAGTCGAGCTGCATACCAGAGACACCAGTTGCTGCGTTACCAGCTACTGCTTCCTCAAGGTCTGCTGCAAGACCAACATCCGCTGCTGCGATGGTCAGGGCTTGGACTGCGTATACGATGGCTGGATCGGTGTAGACGAAAGCCTCAGCGTCTGCTGATGCTGCCGTAACCGTTCCGGTTGCCCACTGCTTTGCCCATACAACGTCACCATTGGCGGCTGTGTATTGACAACCGGCGAAGACACCTAGTACCGGAGTACTTGGCGTGCCGGTGACACCC